CACTAGGCATTGCCGCTATTGGCTATACATACAAGGGATTAAGTCTACATCTAGAGCATACAAGTAGCTTAACTCATCAGGATTATGGCTTGAACACAGCATCTATTCGATATCGTTATGAGTTCTTTAATGACTAACCAGCTAGATGTAACGAACAATCAAATGGAAAGCGTAGGTATTTATATGTTGGAAAAGACTTCCAAGAAGCATGTCGTGCAAGACAATTATGGGAAGACTCATGTACTGCGATCAAATCTTGAAATTAAATTAGCCAATATATTAAATGAATATGATGCAATCTGGGATTATGAAATAACAACTATCCCGTACATTATTCCAGAATCAGATCATAAATATACTATAGATTTTACATTAAATAATGGAGTTTATATTGAAGGCAAAGGGTACCTCTCCGATCACGCTGAGCGCAGAAAGTATGTGCTCCTCAAAGAACAGCATCCTGAACTCGATCTCCGATTTGTATTTGACAATGGAAACAAACTCTGCGGAGGAACCAAAATGTCCCACGCTAAATGGGCAGACAAGTACGGATTCAAGTGGTGCTCCATCAAAGACACTGAACAAATCTTGAATTGGATTAAGGAATGACTACTCACCTGATAATCCCGGACACCCAGGTTAAGTATGGTGAAGACTATACTTATCTACGTCATGTGGGCCAGTACATTGTAGACAAGAAACCGGATGTAGTAATACATCTTGGTGACTTTGTTGACATGGAAAGTCTTAGTAGCTATGATGTAGGCACAAAGAACTTTGAAGGTAAACGATATGTTAAGGACATTGCCGCAGCGCATGAAGCCATGGAGATACTATTATCGCCCTTGGCGGAATTTAACACCAAGGCGAAGCGTAATAAGGAGAAGACTTATAAGCCACGCCTTGTCCTTACGCTTGGCAACCATGAGCAACGCATCATGCGGGCGGTCAATAGTGATCCAAAACTTGAAGGACTAATCAAATATGAAGATCTACCTTACCAAGCTTGGGAAGTACACGACTTTCTTAAGCCAGTATTTATTGACGGAGTTGCATACTGTCACTATTTTCCTTCAGGTGTACTTGGTCGCCCTGCTACTACCGCTTCAGCGTTGGTGGCAAAAATGCATATGTCTTGTGTGGCAGGGCATCAGCAAGGCAAGCAGGTTGCATATGGAAAACGACCGGATGGGTCTACCATTACTTGTATCATCGCGGGATCTTGCTATGAACATAGTGAAGGATACCTCGACCACCAATCCAACAACCATTTCAGAGGACTCGTCATGCTCCACT